GTTACTCACTGTCGGTGGCTCCGCTGCGCTGCATGGCCTTATGACGCCACACCAGCAGCTCGGTCAGCGTCATCGGGTTCAGTTCTGACGGCGGCCAGTGAAAAATCACCGCCACGTCCGCCATCAGATCATCAACGGTCAGTGCCGCAGGGAGTTTTACTGTTCCGACTTCGGCGATAAAAAACCGATCACCTTACCGGCCATCGCAATCAGGTCGGGCAGGTTCAGGCTTTTGCAGTCCTGGGCGGTGAGGTTCGGCACGGTAATGCGCGGCAGAATGACGGTCAGCGCGTCAACGTCGGCATTCGCCAGCGCCGCCAGGCCAATCCCGCGCAGGTGTCCGGCGTTCGGCTTGATGATTTCAATCTGAGTGATCAGGGTGTCGCCGCGCTTGATCGGCTCTTCCAGGATTACGATGTTTTCATTGTGTTCTGACATAGCGGTGTCTCTTCTTCAAAGGTGAGGTTTCGCGCCGGTGTCCGGCGCGGGTTACGGGTTACAGGCCGATGTTTTTGCGGTGCTGTGCCACGCGGTCAACGCCGCCGACGATTTCCACCATGTTCACGGTATCGACTTCAATCACGTCTCTGCCGTCAATCGTGAGCTTGAAATAGGTGCACTGGGTGGTGATCTTGGTTTCGGTGTCTTCGCCCTGTTTGTACTCGCCGAAATCCATTTCCTTATGGCGTCCGCGCAGGGTGACTTCCACGGCGGAGGTGTCACCGGTGTCGTCGCGCTGGAAGGAACCGGCAAAGCGCAGCGGCACGGCATCGACTGCACCCCACTGTTTCAGCACCAGTTCATCCATCCCGCCCACCGTCCACTCAAAGCTCAGCGCGTCGTCGTCCAGCCCGAAATCAATCGAGGCCGATCCGGTCATGCCGCCGCCGCGATAGTTCTCCAGCTTGCGGGTCAGCTTCGGCAGCGTCAGCGCGCTGACCGTGCCGAGGTAGCTGTTCCCGTCGTTAAACAGGTTCAGGTATTTCAGTTTCTTTGGCAGTGCCATGTTTTAGCGCCTCTTAGCTGTTAACGGAGGTGGCGAACGTCGCCAGGTATTGATCGGTGATGCGCTGACGCAGGGTTAAATCTTCCAGCGGCGGCACCGGCGTATAGTCGTAATCAATGAACAGCTTGCCCGCTTTGAGGGTTTCGACGGTGTTAGCTTCGGGGTCATACCAGCAGTTGCCATCAATGATCAGACCGGCGGTTTTCATTTCGCGCAGCTTGGCGTTAATGCCCGCAATCATGTCTTTGATAAGCGTCGGGGTAACGGGCTTATCTGATGCCCACATATGCCCTTCGGCGATGGTGTCCGCCAGCACCTGCGCGGTGCGGGTATAGTTCTCAAACAGGAACAGCGGATCGTCAGAGCAGGTGCGCTGCCCCCAAAACTTAAAGCCGTCCTTGCGGATAAGGGTGGTCACACACGCCTGGTTCAGCAGGTCGGCATCGGTGCCGGGGGTCTGCAAATCCCAGTACACGGAGGCAGACAGGCCGGTGACGCCGTTGATCCCGACGTTAGAGAGTGTTTTATGCCAGCCGGTTTCCGCGTCGATTTTGGCTCGCAGGCCGAGGGCGTAGGCGGTGGCGGGTGCGATGTCGCTGGCGTTGGTGGTGGTGTTCCAGGACACGAAATCCGGCCAGACCAGCATCAGCTCACGCTGGCTGAAATTGTCGCGGTACTTGATGGCGTCAGAGACGGTTTTACAGCCGTATGCGCTGACGTAGCCGAATGCACGCAATTGCTGACAGACGGCGGCGAGCGCCGTGGCGACTTCCTGGTTATCCAGACCCGGCACGCCGAGAATGCGCGGCTTTACGCCGAGTTCAGTCTGCGCAGACAGCAGGGCTTTCATGCCGGTATACATGCCGGTGTCGTCTGACCCACCGATGATGTTGGAGATGGTTTCCGCGTCGGTTTCGCCCACTGCGACGCGCACCACGACAACAACCGGTTTAGCCTGGTTAGCGATTGCCATCAGGGAGGCGCGCAGCGTGCCGGCTTTACCGGCCTTGCCTGCGGCGGTCAGCACGTTAGTAATGAGCACCGGCGTATCGAGGGGGAACGCGTCGGCGTCCGCATCCTCTGCGGTGCAGACCATACCGATGATGGCGGTGGAAACGGTGGAGATAACGCGGGTGCCGTCATTGATTTCAACAACGCGCACACCGTGATGATAATCAGCCATGGTGTTTTTCCTGTGATTAATAAGCCAATCAATCATCGCTGGTTGTATCGGCGCAGGCACGGCGGGCGCGGTGTGTGGGGAATGGCACAACGGAGAAGGAAAAAACAAAGCCCCTCTTCGGGGCTTCGGTTAGGCGGGGATTTCCGGCCAGGTAACATCCGGTGCGGCAGACAAATCCAGCCGGTTAAGGGCGACGCGGTATTTTTTCCAGGCGGTCAGGCTTGCCCGTTCCGCCTCCGTGGCATCGTCAATATCGACGGCATCCTGTAAAGGTGCGATAGCCGCGTTTGCTTTTGCCATCAGCGAGGACAAGGCCGTGACGGCTTCGGCCTTGCGTTCTTCAACCGTCGGCGGCGGAATATCCCCCCAGGCGGGCAGACCGTCCGTGCCCGCAACCCGTATTTTCCCCTCCGGCGGAGGGAGGGTTTGGTATTCACGGTAAACAACATCACTGACCGCAATGCCATCATCCGGCCAGCTTCCGGCATCGTCGTACACGTCCCGCAGTTCACGCGGATAAAAACCGTTGGTGAGCGGACTGTAAACATAAAGACTTGAGGTGACTGCGCTGTAATAGTTGCTCATTATTTTCCCTTACCAGCCGGTGGCTTCCCAGTAACTGCCGCCGCTGTCCTGGCCGCAGGTGAAACCGATGTTATTAATAATTTGCGCCGTGCCGAAGTTGTCATTGAACGTCCCGCCGCCGCCATTGATGGCGGTCACTTGAACGTTGACGCAGGTGCTGGAGAAGGGAATCGGGAAATTCACCGTTGACCAGCCGCGACTCCCTTTGTTGACGACGCCCCACTGCTTAATCATTCCTGTGTCACCGCAGCGCCACCATCCGCCGCCGAGGTTGGCGGTGTTGGTATTGACCGGCTGCCGGTTATTGGGGCTGAAAACGCGCTGTCCCATCTCGTTCACGGTGCCGGAAGTATTGCTGTCGCCGTTGCCGGACAGGGTCATTTCGCCGGTTTGTACCGTATTACCCTGGTTGACGATGCGGAATTTGAACCCGCCCACGCCGCCGCCTTTGTTGTTCACAAAGTTGGATTCGCCCTGGCCGCCGCTTTCGTTCCAGCCTAAATACGTCCCCTGTCCGTCGCCGGGCTGTGGGATGGTTATCGCCCGGAGATAATTCGCCGTGACGCGACCGTTGACATCACCGCCCGCGCGGGGAAATGCGCCCACATTATCCGCATTCAGCCCGATATCCTGGGTGCCATCGAACGCCACACCGGCAATCTTGCGGGAGGTTGCGAGCTTGGTCGCGGCAACGGCGGTGCCATTTGCAGGAAGTGCGCCCACGTTTGCCGCGCTAAGGTTGATATCCTGCGTGCCATCAAAGGCCACACCGGCAATTTTGCGGGCGGTGGCGAGTTTGGTCGCCGCGACTGCCGTCCCGCCTGCGGGTAACGCGCCGACGTCTGCCGGTGTCGGTTTGTTCGCCTGGCAGTAAATTTCATTCCAGGCCGTCCACGGACCATCGACGCCGTTCCACGCCCCCGACGCGCCACGGGTAAACTGTCGTCCGTTGTTGTTAAAGGCAATCTGCTGCGTCGCATTCGGACCCCAGGTCACGAAAATCACGCCGACAAACCCGTTCATCGGATAGCCTTTGTCCGTGGTCGCGGCGGCGGCACCGGGCACGCCGTAATGCCCGAGCATGGCCGTGCCATGCAGCGCGTTGGGCGAGTCCGTCGCGGTTAGGTTCGTGCGGATTTTAAAGGCCGTCGCCACCTCATCCGCCAGCGCCTTTTCACTGGCGGCGCTTTGCGCAGCCGTCCATGCCCCCACGTCGGCGGCGGTGGGTTTGTTATTCGCGCTGTACGTTGGCACCCACTCTTTCCAGGGACCATCCACACCGTTCCAGTCAGCGGACAACCCGCGATTCCAGATATTGCCGGTGAACGTGATGTACATCTGCTGGCACCCGTAGGCGCTCGGCGTGACATACAGCGTGCCTGCGATGCCTTGCGGATAGTGCAACGCCGCCGTGGCGTTGGCATTTTTAGGCTGCGCGTACAGGGCGGCACTTCCGGCTCCGCTGGCAAAGCCCAGGGTATTAATATCCGTGGTTGTCAGGATGGCCGACGGCACCGCGACGGAATTCACCGCGCTGGCCTGCACCCAGTCACGCCAGGGTCCGTCCGTACCATTCCAGGACGCATTCAGCGCACGCGTCCACACCATGCCGGTATTTTGCACGGTGTAACGCTGCAACACGCCGCCCGTCCAGGACGCGGGGATCACCTCCAGCACGCCCGCCGCCTGGGAACCGGCGGGATAGCCATTGGCGACGGTGGCATTCGCGCCGGTGCTCTGCACGTAAATCCCGATTTTTGCCAGATTAAACGTGTTGATATTCGCGGTGCCGAGCACGGCGTACGCGACAGGCAGCGCCCCCACGTCCGCCGCCTCCAGCGTAATGTCAGCGCTCAGGGCTTTATTATTCACCTTGCGGGTGGACGGTACGCGGGTGTTGGCATTGTCATTGGCGGTCTTGACCGCTTTGGGCGTGGCGGCCAGCACCTCGCTGGTACTGCTGACCGCGCTGTTAAGCTGGACAAAACCCTTTGCCGTCAGCGTGCCGTCGGGGTGGTTGCGGGATTTTTCATGTGCGGCCAGCAGGTCATTCACATATTGCTCGGTGGCCATAATCACCGAGTCGTCGATCAGCAGGCTGATGGCTTCGGTATTGCTGACCGCAATCACCATCCGTAAAGTTTGCGTGCGCCCTGAACCTTCCGCCAGGGTAGGCTTGTAAGTGTCCGCCATATTACAGACGGCAATCAGCGTGCCGTCGTCGGCAAACAGCCCCATTTCGCGCATCCAGAAGCCGCCGACGCTTGCAGAAATCACCGCCTCAGCAATGACCCAGTTGCCGTGAGTCGGATCCAGCTTTAAGGAATTGAGCGGCGTGCGGTACACCTCTTTAACCAGTTTTGTCTGCGTGGCAACCGGCGTGGTCGCCTTGCCGTTGCCGTCACCGACGGCAAGCTGCGTAATGTTGATGTCAGTTCCCGCCGCAATGGCCGCCGCGATGCGCGCCTGGCCGAGCGTGGTGACAACGGATTTAAATGTGCTCATAACGTCCTCTTATGCGGGGTAAACGGTCAGCAGTTCGCCCAGGTAGTGCGCCGCGCCGGTGTAAACGTCGCCTTTAATGTCCTGGGTGATGGTCAGGCCTATCAGATGGCGGCTGGCCGGTTTGGCGTCGGCAATCAGCCGCTCCATCTCTAAATACATGTCTTCGGTGATGCCGGTTTCCAGCACGCCAATATCCAGGCGAAACGTGCCGGGTTCGTCATTCGTTTCCCACCACTCGGTCACGTTAATCAGGTAGCCGAGCGGCTCCACCACGCGCCGGATGGCTCCGATGGTTCCCTTATGGCAGTGAATGAACCAGGCCGACTGAATGACGC